GAAGAAAGGCTTTCCCACAACCGAAGAAGAGGAAGCCTCGCAGAAGTCAGCTCAAGGCTTTCTCCAAAACAAGTAAACCTTTGTCTGAAGCAACATGCCAACAATCTTAACTAACTTCGCCATCCTTTCAATGCTAGCGTTTTCTACACCATCAGCATAAGCCGCTGCAGTTCCATAGGGCATGTGACGATTGGCTGCGAATTCCCTTCTGAAACGTGGATGGTCATTCTTGACGAAAGCCTCCTTTAACGATTCAAGCTGCTGAGGGCTTAGACTTTGCAGTTTGTCTAAGACGTGTTTTTGGCTGCCGAGAAGCTTCAGGTCAAAACCTAAACCAGAAAGCACGTCTGCAATTCGCTTGGCTTCTTCAGATGGCTTTTGTTCCAAGACCTTTTTCATTCCTGCCTTCTCAGCGAACGGATTATACTTAGCCATAACCGCAATCATCTCCACACAGGGCGTGCCAACTCTCGGCAGAGTTTCTCGGATCAGCTTTGCGCCTAAGCCTATGCTGCGATACTTCGGGTGAATCACAATTCGGCTAATCGTGCTCAATCCAAGATTCAACCCCATCATCGACATCCTTCCTGGCAAAACGAGACGCCTGCCCCCGCAACCCGGTGGCGGATAACAGTACACGATCACTCCGCAGAGCTCAATTCCTCGCCTTAAACGGTAAACTTCTCTGCTTGCTCCAGCGTGGTGACTGCGATAGTGGAATCCGCTGAGACGGCGCCAATCAGAAAGATAACCGCCCTCAATCACCATTTCCTTTGTGAGGCTGCATTCCGAGGCGGGCTTATTTGCATAATAATTTATGGTGATTTCCTCGCCGAAGCGCTTGTGCACGTGAACGCTGGGGCTAAGGTCTTCGAACAAATCTCCATGCGTAGTTGCCGCAATAACGGCTTTGCCCTGTTGACGGGCGAGCTTCTGAAGGTTAAACGCCACAATCTTTGCAGTGTCCCGGTCAAGCGTAGCCGCAAACTCATCCATAAGCCACCACTGCTTACCGCTCTCAATCAACTTCGCAATTCGATAACGATACTTTTGACCATCGCTCAATTGGTTGTATGTACGTAGAAAGAGAAACGCGTCATTAAGACCAACCCTGCTGAGCAGATCAAGCCCCTCTTCCACCGAAGCGCCTACAGTTTCGATCAATGGCTTATCCGCTTCTATGCGAACCTCAGACAGGTCGATGGCTTCGTCTCCTAAATCCTGCCTGATTGCTCGCAGTAACACGCTCTTGCCTGAACCGCTGTCCCCAGTCACGTAAACAATGTCTTTCGGTCCAATCTTCAATTCTGCATCGAGAACCTTGAACTTCTGCGCTTCATCAACGCCTAACCCGAAACTTTCAGCAACCACAAGCGCTCTTTCCGTTAGCTCTGTGTGCGTTTCATAGCTGATGTTGAAAGAGAATTTGCCCGCTGCCCTATCGTAAACTCTGCGGAACTTTTGAATTCGGAAGATTTCTCTGCGATCTCTCATACACAATTACCCCTGTTATCTTTACAAGCCTCATTTAAGACGACTGTTGAAACAGACAAACTGAACTGTGGAGAGAATAAGCAAAGTGACAGCTTAACGACCATTCCCCATCACCTTACGCTTAGCCAATTCCCTGCGGACACGATCCAGCTTGTTAGCCCTGCGCGGAACCACAACCAAAAACGGTTCAGGCTCAACCTCCAATGTCGCTCCAACCGCAAGACAAATTGACCAGAAACGGTCGTCATGTGTACCAGGAGCATGAAAGAACCGTATGTTCCCTTCACCCTCAGCCGATTTGCTTGGCAATTCCTCATACTGTTCAACTGCCAAATCTGCGATAACGTCAGGGTCAAAATAATACCTGAAAAGCCGCTTGCCCATTAACTGCTTAAGAAAACTAGCGTACTTCTGCTTAGACTGCAAACTGAAGGCAACTCCTTCGACGCCTTCAATCCCTAAACTCATGGCTTCAGCAAGAGCCCGCTCATTAGTAGAGTCAACCAACGTTCTCCTTAAGTGCCAACGATCAGTAATCACCTTAACATGGCTGGAAACCACATCATAGCGAGTGCCAAGCGGAAAAAGGAAACTGTACCTCAACAGCCTAGCTTCACCGACCTGTTCTATAACGCTGAAAGCGGCATTATCATTCTCTTGACCCACATCTAAACCGCCGCAAAAATCTAAACCCTCAAAACTATCCTCAAACCGCCAAGGCTCAACAATACCCGAATCCACGCACGCGGTAATCAGCTCTTGGCTTAGCCACCTGCCCCTATCCTCAGTAAACTTGTTCTCGTATTCACGAGCGAAACGGTCAGGATCCAACTGCTGCCGCTGCAAATCTATAAATTCCTGAGTGATCAACCCAGCCTTAACAGCCCTCCGCCAATCCGCAATGAAAGGCGTCCAAAACTTCGACACGTTCGGATCATGCAGCGTTTTATAGTAGAATTCGCGTCCCCAAGGCGTACTATTCAAAATAATCTGGGCGCCTTGACCCCAACGAGTGGCCATCTGAGGCGTAAGCGTACCCTGCACCAGCTCCTCACATTCCTTAATGAACGCAGCTTCCTCCACGTCCACATCGTCACTGGTTTCGCCACGAAGCTTCTCCAAACTGAACGGAAAAGCCTTCAAACGTGAACGGTTCCGCAAACGAATAGTTGTCCTAAGAACCTTCTCAACCCATGCCCTATACGCAATCGGGTCCATCTTGCTCAAAACATCAGACAACTTCTCAAGAACAAGCTTAGCCTGCCGCAAGCCAGGACCAGTAATTGTTCCTTGACTGCCTGGACGCCTGACACGACGCTTAAAAAACTTCACGCCAATCGATGTGGTTTTGCCACCTTGCCGCGTCCACAGCACTGTCTGCTGCCGAGCATAACTTGTCAAGAAACTAAGCTGGTAATCAGTCGGCTTGAAGTTTAAGAATATCTCAGAAAAAAGAGGGTCTTCACCTAATTCTTCGATGCTGTGACCTTGACATTTATCGTACAATGCGTAAACGGCGCTGAGGTCAGATTCGCTACGCGGCTTGATTCTCCTAAAAACAACATCAACATTCTGACCGCTCAAATCAGCAAGAACTTTGGCGAGAAACTGTATTTTGCGCCTATCTTCCATCGAGACCCTGACGGATTGTATTTTCTCTATCTCACGCCAAAGACCTTTAACGCTGTCAGGCAGGGTTCGAGTTGACATTTACTCTGTTTTCTCCTGCGCCTTCAACTCAGCCAACGCCCGCTTAATCTCGTCCAAATCGCTCAGCTTCTTAGGACGCAAACTAAGACCCAACAACTTCGCTGATAGCTTAGCGTATTGTAACGCAAGTTTCTCTTTCGGCTGTTGCTGCGATGCAAACTTTTGAGCTAACTCAAAACATTCCGCTGCAAAAACCCGCATAAGTTCATCCCGAGCTTGGAATGATTCGGCACCAATGAAATCCTCAGCCACTAGCTTCCTAGTAATCCTCGCAAAAGAACGATAATACAGCGAATGCGTATGTAGAAAAAAAATATTTTTTTTATTCATACGCTCTCTCTTTGTCACCAATCCAAAGCCTCCAAATCAACAGTGAAAAACGCCTTGCGACCCTTCCGTTCTTTATGGGCGACATTCATTACGACTAGCTGGTTTAGGTAGGCGCTCTCAACAGCGCGAGCCTTACCAGTAGATTCGGAAACCTCAGATGCAGATGCAAGTCCAAGCTTAAGCAACGTTACAATCGTGGTCTGCAAGTGCTTAGGAAACTCCAAAATCTTGAAGAGACGCTTCTCGTTCACGACCATCACGCTTTCTGCCCCACAAATATTCCAATCACCGTGCCACTTAGACCCGAGATAGCGGCAAAAACCTCGCTGTTCCATGTGTGCAAGAACGCCAAGTGTGCAACCTCAAGTAAGGATAAACAAGCGGCCATTCCGATGGCAAACTTCACGCCCAAAACAAGCTTCTCGTTAGGCTCCTCGCTGACCAATCTTCCGCGCTGAATCCGCCTTCTCGTTAAAGCTCGCTTAATTGGGTCTGCCATGAGTGCTTAACCTCTTCTGAAAAGTGCGCGGATGGTTGAAAGCTCGATGACCGCCCATCAAGAAGCTGTTAACCAGCTTGCCCGCAATCTGTTTTGGAATATGCTCTTTGACGAGAACCGTTATGTCAGCCGTCCAGCTAAGCGGAATAGCCGTGTAATCCAAGTCGAAGAGACCGTCAGCGTAGCGGAAACTGTTCTGGGCTAACACGATGTGCTTGGTTTTCTCGCCGAACAAGCCGACAAATATGCCCCAGCTCTTCACGGGAACGTCAATAGCTGCTCCAGAGCCTGAGCTCTTGCCCACGCTCGCATCGCACCATTCACAGCAGATAAGGTCCCCTGGGCTTAACGACTCCAACGTTTTCCTTAGACTGTTTTTCACCATTCTTCTTGCTTCCTTCGATATTGTTTTTAGACGCACAAAAAAGCGTCTATGGAGATGGAAACCCGACTATGCAAACGTGAACGTCAAACGCCACTCAATAGTCAAGGGCACACTCGTGTTAATCACGAAAGCCGTGAAGTCTCCGTCTGCAGCGCTCAACCGACTAAACAGGGCTACTCCAGCACCATTGAAGCCTGTCCAACCAAAGCCCTGCAAACCTGTCTGCAAGTACAGAAACAAGCCAAGCTCCGAAACCGTTATCGCAGTCAACGTCCCAGCGTTCCAAGTCGCCGTCCAAGAAACTCGATATGTACCAGCCGAAGGCGAAGACGTAGAACCCGCTTGACTATCCGGCGCCGTAGCAACAGGCGTAGTCAAACTCGTCACCGACCCAGTGGTCACGTTGCCACCTGTTCCGAGCCGCATGTAAGTCGTTTTTGAAGTCCAATTGTACGAGAACAGGTAATACTGTGATCCAGCTTGAGTGGTTGACGCTGCAATTGCATTGATCATATGAATTAAGCCTTGGTTAACGATGTGACCTTTGCTCGCGAACCGAAGTTTGTCACCTTCGTAGACCAGAATCTCATCAGTTACTTTGATCATATCCCCGAACGTGTTTCTCCGCTTGAAGACATCCTTCAGCTTCTGAGTTGAAAGGCAAATTCTCCGCTTAAGCTCATTGTACTCCGCCATCGCCATAGGTCTTTTCGGTAATTCCATTTTTTCTTTAGCACCTCCATTACGAATTCATGATAACTGTTGATTCAATACGACTGGGGACATCATCCCCTA